GGCGCATCTATCTGTTACTCAGCTTATCAACAGCCCCAAGATCGTTGCTCTGACTCAGAAGTTCGATGACGAGCTGGAGCAGGATGTCTCGGATATGGTGTGGTCAATCTTCGGGACGGCGATTCATAGCGTCTTGGAGCATGGCAAGGATGATAACCATGTTGTGGAGGAGCGCCTTCATACCACGCTCGATGGGTGGCGTATCTCGGGAGCCATTGATCTTCAGATCAAGACCGATGCCGGGATAGCCATCCGTGACTACAAAACCACCTCAGCATGGGCTGTGATGAACGAGAAGCTGGAGTGGGAGCAACAGTTAAACACCTATGCTTGGTTGGTTCAGACAGTCAAGCAGGCCCCGGTTACGGACATTGGGATCGTAGCCATCATCCGGGATTGGTCACGGCGCGAGGCGGCCAAGAACGAGAACTACCCGCCAGCCCCGATCAAAGAGATCCCCATCAAGCTGTGGACATACGACGAGCAGGAGGCCTACATCAAGCACCGGATCAGTATGCACTCGGCCTGTGAGTTTGCTTTGGAGACCGGTGAAGACTTACCCCCCTGTACGCCCGAGGAGATGTGGGAGAAACCGACTACATGGGCAATTAAGAAGGTTGGCGGGGTCAGGGCTAAGTCTGTCCACGATACAGAGGAATCCATGCTCAAGGCCCTTGAAATTGCTGGTCCAGCATACGAGATCGAGGTGCGTCCGGGCAGCCGCACTCGCTGTGAATCGTTCTGCCCAGTGAACCAATACTGCCAGCAATGGCGGGATTATCAGGAGAGTCTGAAATGAAAACTAGAACGGAAATGATGTACGACTTTATGTTGGCCCTATCGGCTAACTCGCAGATCCTTGTGTCCGCTGACGAGGCGGCATTAAGTAATGAACAAGCCGCCAACATTGTCTTTAGCTTGGCTGAGGCAATGGTGGACCGCTACTTTGAAAGTCTGTGATGAATCCGAACGATGAACAGGTAGGCGGGCGTCACTACATTGAGAAGGCAATCCAGCCTTGGGATTACATCGTCGCCAACAAGATGGGGTATCTCGAAGGCAACATCATCAAGTATGTGACCCGTTACAAAGAGAAGAACGGCGTTGAGGATCTTATCAAGGCCGCCCATTACTTAGACAAACTTATTAAGGTGACACAGAATGAACGTCTATAAGAAGCTTCAGAAGGCCCGGATCAAGCTCCAGCAGACTGAGATCAAGAAGTCCGGGAAGAATAAGTTCGCCGGCTACGAATACTTCGAGCTCGGGGATTTCCTGCCAGCGATCCAGCGGATCTGCGACGAGGTCGGGTTGTGCGGGGTTGTCTCCTATGACGAGGCCAACGCCCACCTGACGATCTATGACACGGATGGGGACGGGACGATTGTCTTCTCCTCGCCTATGGCCTCGGCTGAGTTGAAGGGTTGCCATGCCGTCCAGAATCTAGGAGCGGTTCAGACCTATCTTCGTCGTTACCTTTGGACCAACGCCTTTGAGTTGGTCGAGCACGATGCCCTTGATGCAACGACGGGGTCGGTGGATGTCAAGCCTAAGCCCAAGGTGGAGGCCAAGCCGATCGTAGGCAAAGAGGGGGATTGGCAGATCAAGGCCCCGGCTAAACCTGACGGGGATCAGATCGATGCATGGCTGACTGTTGTGGGGCAGACGACTCAGGTTGCGCTGAGCATGGCTAACTCAGAAGAGGATGTTATGCAGATCTTCAAGAAGAACAAGACGCTATTCGACACAGTCAAGGAAGTCGATGCCGTGGCCTTCAAAGATCTCATGGCTGTATTTACCGAAACCAAAGGCAAATTTAAGGAGGCCGCATGAGCTTTGTGCCGAAACCAAACACGGGAACCCTATGGCCCAACGAGCGTAAGACCGCTGAGACTCACCCCGATATGCGGGGGGATATCTTCATCTCGGTTTCTTTGCTTCGTTCCCTGATGGCCAAAGGGGAAGACCCCGTAAAGATCTCCATCGCTGGATGGGAAAAGACTATCAGCGGGAAGGACTGCCTTTCCATTGCGGCCTCTGAGCCGTATGTCAAGCCTGTTGATAACGTGACCAAAGCTTCGGCTGCGGGCCCTGATGAAGACGTACCTTTTTAAGGAGATTGCTATGCAAAAACGCCGTGGACGCCCACCTAAATCTGTTCAAACCGAATCTATTGCCTTCAAAGAAAATGGAGAGTTGGATCTTTTATACGCTGAGAATGATGCGCTTCGTCACAACTTAAACAAGGCCCGTGCTGTGATCGAGTACTTGGAAGGGCGTCTAGCGCTTATCCGAGGAAAATATGAAGACACTTCAATTTGAGGGAGTTAAGGTCGCCCTCAAGCAGGACAAGACGGGCTATGTCCTTACCCTGTGTATGCACCCTGACGAGATCCCGGAGGAGCTTCTCCGGGACTTTGTGGGGGCCCGCTATCAGGTGGTCATGGTTCGCTTGTCCGGGGATGAGACGCCTATGGATCGCAAGGAGTTTGACGGGACCAAGGCTATCCGCGTGGCCGGCTTGCTTTGCAGGGATCCTAACTTTTGGGAGTGGCTACACGAGGACACTCAGATCATTGAGGCCACTGAGAAGGAGGCTACCAATTGGTTGCGGGATTACCTCGGGGTGACTTCTAGGTCAGAGCTCAAGGACAACCCGCCAGCTAGGGAGCGCCTAGAAAAACTACACAAGGACTTTAATGCATGGAAAAGAAAATGATTCCCTATTCGGTGCACCTTCCCAAGGAGCACTACATCATGCTGAAGAAGGCGGCCAAGGGAAGGAAGGCTTCCTCGATTGTCCGGGATGCCATTATGACTTTTGTGAGCGGCGGAGATGACGCCTTCAAGAGTGGCTATAACAAGGCTATCAAGGATGCGGCAAAGGTTATCTACGACTGTCCTGAGGCGCAGATGATATCTATCAAGGGTAAGGATCTTGGTCTGATCTTGACTGAGCAAATCGAACTGCTGGAGATGAAATAGTGGATATGTCAGATGCCGAGGCAATGAACAAGGCGTGGACGGACTGGTTTATCAAGCGTGCTCCACGGAACGAGGATGCCTTTTATACCTGCTTCAAAGAGGCGTGGGAGATTTGTTGCAACCGCTACAAGTCTCAGCTAGCGATGCAACAGTATGAGATCGAAGCGCTCGAGCAGAAACTTAGGGAGGAGCGGGCACGATGATTACTAGGGATCTTCTTGATGAGCGGTCTGTTAATACCATGCGCATGACCGACGAACAAGTGTTTGAACTAGCAGAAAAGATCGGGTTCCAAGATGACTTTGGTCGGTGGAACTTTACGAGCGAGGGCTTGCTGGACTTTGTGTTTATGGTCAAGAAGGCACCCGAACAAGAACCTGAAGCGTGGTTAGTTTTAAGCAAAGACAATAGTTCCTTGTCTCTATATGCGCCGAAGCGTGAATGGGTTGGTCTATCGGTCAATGAAGCCCGAGATTTTTATGAGAAGTACACGGACAGGGAAGAACTGATTTACGCCATAGATAAGTTTCTTGAGGAGAAGAACGGTGGATAGACAATGCCCAAGTTGCGGCGGGTTCTGCAAGAAGTCCGGCTGTGAGCGTGAAAATAACCCCATGCCCGGATCAATCATCTACACCAACCCGCCAGTCGAGATCAGAGGGGACATGACCCTGAGAGATTACTTTGCGGCAAAAGCGATGCAGGTGGTTCTTAAGGACCAATACGAAAACGATATGCTTATCGGCGAAGGATATGTACAAGACGGTATGTACGAAGAAATATGCGCCGAAGTCTCTTACATGATGGCAGACGCAATGTTGAAAGAAAGACTAAAGGGGACAAAATGACCAAAGATGACATCTGCCAGTGGATGCACATGGCGTGGAACTTCAACGAGGAAAACCTCAAGCGCAAGTTTGAATACCACGAGGGGGATTACCTGCCTTATGAGCGGTTTGCCAAGCTTGTTGCGGAGCACGAGCGTGAGGCGTGTGCCTTGATCTGCGACGAGGTAGCGAACAAGCACCACAAGCAACACTACCCAGACCTTGAGGCCGTGGCAGATGAGTGCGCCGGGACAATCCGAGCAAGGGGATAAACATGGCAGTCATTTATCCAGCACATTTAAAAGGCCTGACTGCTGGCGCATTACGTCAGCTTAAACAACAAGGCTCAACAACAGCATCAGGCGGTTGGCATTCGATGGATAGCGTAAAGCTCCTAGCCACTAACACAAACAATTTTCTGCAAGCAAACGAGCCATTAGGGGAATATATGACCACACTTAAAGCGACAGCACAAGAAGCAACAGAAATGACGGAAGTATTGTTAAACAACACAAACGCTATGGTCGATCAGGCTAGAGTAACGACCAAACAACTGAACGACCTCAGCGGAAAGATGCGGGACGGGGCGGAGAAACTTAACTCGGCGATAGAAAAATTTAACAAGGTTGCTAACAACACTAATTTTGCCGAGACCGCTAAACATGCTGAATCACTTGTTAATAGTCTTGAACGCCTTGCTACGCTAGAAGCTTCAGGAATGCTAGATAAAGTTATGAAAGCAATGTCCAAATAGGAGAAGAACACATGAAAGATAGAATCATCCTAGCAACAGTTGTATCAGGAATGGTGATCCTTGTTGCCGCCATATTTTTTATCGGTGTACACCATGGGTCCCGTGTTAAAGCCATGGACATGGTAGAAATCTTTGAAGCGGGGAAGAAGGAAGCCCTACGAATCTCACCCCGTCCATCTCTTGAACTTGAAATTACTTGCGCCAACGTATGGGCTGGCAAAGTTGCACCCCCGGAGGTATTGAAATGAGTGACTATGACCGCTGGAAGACTACCGAGCCCGAGCCCCGGGAGGAGGACATGGAGTATGACAAGGATGAGATGTATGAGGAATTGGACTACATGAGAGAGATATCTGAGGTCGATGGAAAGTAAAAGGTATTGTTCGTCATGTGAGATGTTTAAGTCTGAGGGTAGGGTGATCTCTACCTCGAACTCTCGGGTCCGGCGTTTTAAGTGCTCGACCTGTTTGGACAAAGCCAGTAGAAGAAAATATCAATCCAAGGAGAAGACGATGCAAGATGAAATGAATCTAGTGGCGTGGCTTCGCAACTATGCCGACCAAGCTGAGACCGAAGAGGATGGGATCTACCTACGCAAGGCGGCCGCCGCCCTCGAGGAGCTCAGGAAATTGCTGGATGCTAAAGCCTAAGACCTATAGAAACCCCAAGCTCCTGCGGCTAGCCGACGGCCAGTCCTGCGTGGAGTGCGGGGCTAGAGATGGGAC